CGAGCGTCACGAGTCAGAGCAGGCAGCCCGGCCCGCTGTGCGTTGTGGTGGGCTACCAGGTTGTCTTGCCACTGGGCGAACGCCAGCGATGGGACCAGGAGGCACAGAACAGCCGAAAGAAACAGTGCACGCATCGTTGTTTCTCCTAATTAGAGCTCAGCGTAACAATCGGTAGAGCGCTCTTCTCAGACTCCCACCGTTCCTGCGTAGCAGCATCTACTTCAATAGGGTGAACAACATGCGAGTAGCTCATGCGATGGTTGCATGTGTTGCATCCGGGCAGCTCCCTTCTGGCCTGCTGCAAGAACCAGCGGTACTTGTTCATGACATCGCCGTTCCAAACTTCTGACAGCGTTTGAACGTTCAGATCTCCGGCTACAATCAGTTGATTAGGGTCTACAGGGGCAGGATCAATTGCGCAGCAGATAGGAACGATGCCGTCGTAGCGAACAACGATGTGTCTGTGAGGCCTGGCGCAATGAACCTGCTGAACTCCGTAGGTCCTCTCTTCGTTTTTTCTGTTATAGAACATATCAGTCTTAGCAGTTGCCCCGTCAGGGCGATCTACACGCATGTCAGTATGCGCTAAGAATCTTTTCTTAACGCTGTGCTTGCGGTACTTGTTGTAGGTCTCTTCCCAAAGACCTCGCGACTCGCCATACGACATGAGCGCTCGATGTCTAGTATGCTGCTCTACGCCAGAGTCATATGTGTTTAAGTTGATCACGTTGATGCCGGAGTCGAACCACTCTGTTAGCTCGATGGCGCTCGACTCAGTAGAGTCGTCTGCCCGACAAAACGTGTCACCGTTAGTTGAGATGTAAATTGTGACTTTTGGAAGGCAGTCTCTAATAAGCCTTGCCTTCTCTTTCAGAGTTTTATCTAGTGTTGGTTCGTTAAGAAGAAACAGTTGCACGACACCGTCAAAGTCGATGTCGATGAGCTCTTGCACCACCTTGTAAAACAGCTCGGTTGTCATGCCGATCTGCTTCGGCCTAGTGCCGTTAACAATCGGACAGAACACGCAGCGTCTGTTGCAGTACGAAGACGTCTCGATTGAGATACGATTAGGCCAAGGGTACAGCTGACCTTGCTTAATCGGCTGGTTGATGCGGTCGAAGAAGCTTCCCATCTGATCACTCTCTGAAAGGTGTGGCGTTGCGTTCTGGTGTCTCCGTCAATTACTCGAGACACTGTTACTCGCACCTCGCGTTGAGCTCTTGCAAAGACCTTTGCAAGTCGACGAGAGTCTTTTCGGTGCGCAGTTGACTCGCTGTCATCGATTCGTTATGGCCAGACAGTCTCTTGTAAGAGTCTGTGAGCTCTTCAAGAGTCGCTATGTGCTGCCGAGTAACCGGCATAGCGACGTTATTGCCAAACCACACGGTAGCGCTACGCACCTCGATGATGATCCATACCAGCGCGAACGTAGGAGTTCCTAGCGATAACGCGGGTCGAACCCAACTTGGAAGAGCGTTGAGATTATTTTCACTGGGCATCTTTCGGCTCCTCCTGTGTAACTGGGGCAGACTCGACTTTCGTCGATCGAATGGGTATACCGAACTCTTCTCTCAAAGCATCCCAGTCAATCTTATCCTCTTCTATCGCAGCGCCACCATTATCGCGGTCCTCAAAGTGCTTCAAGTAAAGCTCTCGAAGGAACGCGCGCTTTGAATCTGACAGCGAAGCTTTCTTTAGTCTAACCGAGCCTCGAGCTTCGGGTCCCCAGTTCAACTCAAGAAGAGCGTTAACCGCCTGATCATTGATAGCCGAAAGGATGTTGTCGTGAAACCTTTCGATGTTGTCGATCGTAAAGTCTGCGTGTGCCTCAGCTTCGGCCTTCGTGCCGAACTGCCCTTCAAACACTGATCGCTCTGTCAGTCCAAGGCCGCGTGCCTTGAGCGTGTCCAAATATCGAAGGCGCTCAACGAACGAGCCTTGCGCTGAACTGCCGTCAATAAGCTCAACTCTCCAACCGTTCTTCGACGGGTCGTAAGAATTAAGCTCTCCGATCTGTTGAGACACTTGGACTGGGACTGCGATTCTTCCAGACGACTCCAGAGTGGCAAGGATGCCTTGCGCTACCGTGAAGTTGTCAGTCTCTACGTCGTTGTACATCGATGAGCCGACTGGGTAGTAGACTACCCAGTGCGATCCGGCCATCTTCTTATCGTACCGACGTGCCGCGTCGTCACTGTCGTTCCACGAGTCGTACGCTCGCTCCACTCTTCGCATGAGCGGTTCGCCGTACCACTGAGTCCCTTCTGTGTCGTGGCTTATTAAGAGCGCTTCACCAAAGAAGATTTCTACTGGTCCGATGTCTGCACCGATTGACAAGCCGATCGGTGAGTTTCGCAGACCTACAGGCTGACCTTTGTCGTTCACAAGAATGACGGTCAAGTCTTGCAGTAGCGGCTTAATGGTTTGAATTAGAACCAGGTCGTCCTTAACAGTCTTTACTACTTCAAAAGGCTGCCAACCAAAGTCCATCAACCCTCGTATCGAGTTACGTAGAAGCTCGCTTCTAATGGGGGCGAAGTTCGAGTAAATGAACGATTGACGTTCTTCATCTGCAGCCTTATCTTCGGCTACGACGGTCCAGTCTGCAGCGTAAATTGGTGCCGCAAACATGTCACGAAGAATCGCGAGACTTGGGTCACGCCGCATAACGCGGACTTTATTGATCCACGTTGAGTCGTTTTCAATGGCCAGTTCGCCGTTAGGCCCACGACCAGTGAATATTTGCGCCCCAGTGCGCTGACCGGTTCGCACTTTAGCCACCGACTCGACTCCCAAGAGGAACAGATTGCGCGTGCACGCGCGCTGGCGCTTGTGACTGATTGAGTCTCATAGGGATTGCACTTAGAATGATATACCCAAGGGCATCTGTTATATGCCCAATATCTCCGTGATCGTCTGGAAGTCTTGACCCTTGTATATACGCACGGGTCTTAAGATCTTTGATCAGATTGACGCACCTCGGATGAACAACGAGTCTTCGTTCATTTGCTGCATTGCAGAACGCGGCGTTAGTGGTCGCAAATCGATCTGCGATTGCTGGGTTAGACTCTTTATAAAGGACCGCAGAGTTGGTAAACCGCGTGTCGTTCTTGATGATCAAGTAGTCGCTCTGCGCGGCAGAAGTTTTACGCGCTCTTGCCGATGCGTCTCCAGTGAAGACGAAACCGGCTTTGTGGTTTCCGTAAGCTCTATGCAGAACGTTTAATGTCGCCTGCGTATTCGTGTTGCGAATGAACAGCTCGTCTATTACGGCCCAATGGTTCTCAAGTTTTTGAAGAACCACCCATGCCATTGGGTCTACGTTGAAGTCGGAGCCGATGTACAAAGGCTTACTCGGATCGTAGTGTACAGACGCGTCGACGTTCAACGCTTCATCGAAGGCGTAGAACACAAGTCCTGCAGTGCTGACCCAGCTCGCGCCGAACTGCTCCTCAAAGTCTTTTTGTCCTAAAGATACTTTGGCCGCCTCAATCTCTGACTCTGGAAGGATGTCCCAACTTGGCCAGCTGTAGGCCTCGAACTCTGGACCTAATGTGCCGAGTTTGCATGAGTCCCAGAACTGCTTGAAGTCTGCGGCACCTGGCCCGAATCTTTTCGGAACTCCGATCCTCCAGCACCAACCTTGCTTGTGCGTGAGAGCTGGCCGAATCGATTTGTCGAACGCCCCAGGCTTTTGATCGCACGACTCGTCTACTACGCCTCCGTCCCACTGATCACCCTCAATTCTCTGTGGCTTGTCCATGCCTACAACGTATAGGACGGAGCCAAACACTGTGCGTATCGAGAGCTGAGACTCTGAGACCCCGTTCTTTGCGATCCACTGTTGAGGCACAAGCGCTTTAATCTTGCCCCAGGCTACGCGCTTCGCTTGATCGCGAGTAGGCAATGCGTAGAAGTACATAGGGTCATGCCAGTCTTTCTTTACTGGTAGAAACCGCACGATTCGCCTGCGCGCTAGCTCAGTCTTGCCCGATCCACGGCCACAAGCAGCGGCCACGAATCTAGCCCGAGTGCGCCACATCTTCGCTTGTTGCACATGGTGCTTAAGCGGGTACCACGCAGGCGTGAGCATCGCGTATTACGCTAAAGGTTCCATTCGCAGTGACTCCTTACTGTTAGAGCTCTTCGCTAAGCGCGTCGTAGATAGTGGTTAGACTTGTGACAAACTTCGCGGCGAGAAAGGAGTCAAGGTTCTCAAGGAATGGTATCGGAGTCTTCTCTTCAATCTGCTCCAAGGTTTTCTGAAGCCGAATGAAGTTACTTCTCACGACTTGCAGCTTAGACGCAAGTTCGGTCAACTGCTGAGAGACCTTTCGCTCTAGCACTGAAAGCTGGCTATCCCCTCAGCTCAGCGGGGTTCGCCATACGCACAGCACGAGCACGCGCACGAGCACGACGAGCAGCTTCGGAAGTCAATGGGTTTCGTCGAGCCACGATGAATCCTTTGAGGCTACGCCTCGTTAAGAGCGCTGGAGACAACCAACATGTTACGGATGAGGTCCTTGACACCTTCACGGTCAAGACCGTGCAGCGGGAATGCGGCGGGCCCAGCGAGACTGTTAAGTTCTGCGAACAGCTTCTCGACAGACTTGAGACCGGCCATCAGCTCTCTGGCCTTTTGCGCAAGCTTGGGGATAACGATCTCTAGCTGATCATCGATCTCTTCTAATCGAGGATCTTCGTCGCCAGCCATACGCGCAGCACGACGCGAGGCGTCTCTTACAAGAGAGCTGGATAAGGGTTTCTTGCCATATCTATTTTTGTATGAATCTTCCATCATCTTTCTGGTCCATCTCTGAAGATCCGCGAAATATTGTTCTGCGTTCTTCAGATACGAACTTACAGAGTCTAAACCTAGCTGCTTCGACTTCTTC